CTTTTGCACCAGCAAATCAAATATTAGGAATGTTAAAGTTCGTATAGGAGTTATAATGGGATATAGTAGAGAAAATAAACGACAAAATGATGCATTACAGACAATTTTAGATGGAGGCACACCAGAAAAACGTATCATGGTTGCTATGGAAGATACTAAAGAGAAAAAAGAGCGACAAAAACAAATAGCAAAGGAAAGAGAAGAGTCAAGTGAACGTTCAGAAGCATTGAAAGCTGCTAGAACACCTTGGTTTTGTCCTAAATGTGAAAAAATAATGAAAAAACGTTTAGATGATAAAACATATCGTGTATATAATCATTGTTTTGATTGTCAAATAGAAGCTGAAAATAAAATGAGAATAGATGGTACATATGATGAATGGATGGATAATAAAATTAAAGCTAATAAATTAGCATGGATAGAAGAACAAAAGGTTTCAATTAAAGAATTTAAAAAACAAAAATCACCAGAATTTTATCAACAATTTAGACCAGATGGGTATTCTATTGACAAAGAAGAATGGAGTATAAATATGAGTTTAATAGAAAAACAAGCAGATGAAGCGTTGGAACATTTAGAAAAAATGGAAGATTCTTTAAAGTGATATATTTATATATAGGACAATTTTAACCAAATTTAATAGGAGAAATTAAATGGCAAGAGCCGATGCAGGTGGGATGCACAGTACATCTCATACTAATATACCAAAAAAAATAGACGCTGGTGAATATAATAAAATAACCTTTGTTGATTCAAGTACAACAGTAGCTTTTACTGGTTCATCCGCAGCTGCTGGATTTATCGTTGAAGTTGTAGATAACGTAACGATAGAAGCAGTTAATGGTGGTACAATACCAGGAACAGCATTGTTAGTGGATACAGTTTATCCAATTACCCCTCAAAAAGTAACTATAGGTTCATCTGGTAAGGTTTACGTTTTACATAAGTAAAAAATAATATGCAAAGAAATTCAAAAGGGCAATTAAAAGATGTAATAAAACAGGAGTACGTAAAATGTGCTGCTAATCCAATTTACTTCTTAAAAAAATATTGTTACATACAACACCCAATCAAAGGTAAAATACCTTTTGCCCTATACGATTTTCAAGAAAAAACAATTGAAGACTTTTCAGAACATCGTTTTAATGTTATTCTAAAAGCTCGTCAATTAGGTATATCTACAATTACAGCTGGATATTCTTTATGGATGATGACATTTCATCAAGACAAAAACATATTAGTAATTGCTACTAAACAAGAAGTTGCCAAAAATTTAGTAACCAAAGTAAGAGTAATGCACGCCAACTTACCCTCTTGGTTAAAACAAAAATGTGTTGAGGATAATAAGTTATCGTTACGATATAAGAATGGTTCACAGATAAAAGCAGTATCGAGTGGTGAAGATAGTGGTCGTTCAGAAGCTCTATCTTTGTTGGTTCTTGATGAGGCTGCTTTTATCGATAAGATTGATGGTATATGGGCAGCTGCTTCACAGACACTATCTACTGGTGGACAATGTATTGCATTATCTACACCAAATGGTGTTGGTAATTGGTTTCACAAAACTTGGATGGACGCTGAGGATGGGTTAAACGATTTTAATTTTATAAAATTACATTGGACTGTACATCCTGATAGAGAACAAGATTGGAGAGATGAACAAGATACTTTACTAGGACCTTCATTAGCTGCACAAGAGTGTGATTGTGATTTTATTACCTCTGGTCAATCTGTTGTTGATGGTGTAATTCTAGAAGAATATAGAACTACACAAGTTCAAGAACCAATTGAAAAAAGAGGAATAGATAGTAACGTTTGGATTTGGCAACCACCAAACTATACAAAAGATTATATAGTATGTGCTGATGTTGCTCGTGGTGATTCAACCGACTACTCTGCATTTCATATTATGGACGTTGAGAGTTTAGAGCAAGTAGCAGAATATAAAGGTAGACTTTCTACTAGAGATTATGGTAATCTACTGGTAAATATTTCTATCGAATACAATAATGCTTTACTAGTTATAGAGAACAACAATATTGGTTGGGCTACAATACAACAATGTATAGATAGAGAATATGAAAATCTATTCTATATGAGTAAAGATTTACAAGTGGTTGATGTACATAGACAGATTAATAATAAAATTAACAGAGCAGAGAAACAACTTGTTCCTGGATTTACATTAACACAAAAAACAAGACCTCTAGTTGTTGCAAAACTAGAAGAGTTCTTTAGAGAAAAATTAGTAAAAGTGCGTTCAAATAGATTAATTGATGAGTTGTTCGTATTTATATATAATGGTAGTAGAGCAGAAGCTATGTCAGGATACAATGATGATTTAGTAATGTCTTATGCTATGGGATTATGGATACGTGAGACAGCTTTAAGATTGAGAGCTGAAGGAGTAGAACTTCAGAAGAAAGCAATGAATAGTATAACATCAAATCAAGGTGTGTATACACCAAAAAACAACCAAAACGATTCTTGGACTATGGAAATAAATAAAAAACAAGAATCATTAGATTGGTTACTTTAAGTAAAGAGGTAAAAAATGGCTGATACAAGCTTATTTAGTAGATTAAGAAGATTATTTTCAACTAACGTTATTGTTAGAAATGTTGGTGGTAGGAAATTAAAAGTTAGTGATACAAGTCGTACACAATCAATTTCTAAAAATAATTTAGTAGATAGATATCAAAAGATATTTACAGGTGCTGGACTTAGTGGATATTCTGATGCATTATTAACTAAATCTATGAGATTAAATCTATTTAAAGATTATGAATCAATGGATTCAGATGCAATCATATCTTCTGCTCTTGACATTTATGCAGATGAGTCTACAATGAAATCTGAATATGGTGAAGTTTTACAGATTAATACAGATAACGAACAAATCAAAGAAATACTACACAATCTTTTTTACGATATCGTTAACATAGAATTTAATTTATGGCCTTGGATTCGTAATATGTGTAAGTATGGTGATTTCTTTTTAAAATTAGAAATTAATGAAAAGTATGGTATCACAAATGTAGTTCCACTTTCAGTTTATGATGTGTCTAGATTAGAAGGATTAGATCCTGAAAATCCAGAATACGTAAAATATTTAATTGAGGCTGTAACAAGTGAACATAGATACAAACAAGATGATTCAGCTACAAAAGAAGAACTAGAAAATTATGAAGTAGCTCATTTTAGATTACTTTCAGATTCTAATTATTTACCTTATGGTAAATCTCAAGTAGAAGGTGCTCGTAAGATATATAAACAATTAACTCTCATGGAAGATGCTATGTTAATTCATAGAATTATGAGAGCACCAGAGAAAAGAATTTTTAAATTGGATATTGGAAATATACCACCAGCTGAAGTTGACAATTATATGCAACAAGTTATTAACAAGATGAAGAAAGCACCTGTGGTAGATGAAAATACTGGTGATTATAATCTAAAATACAATATGCAAAACATAACCGAAGATTTTTTCTTGCCAGTTCGTGGTGGTGATAGTGGTACAAATATTGAATCTCTTCCAGGTTTAACTTATGAGGCTACAGAAGACATTGAGTATCTTAAAAACAAATTATTATCAGCTCTAAGGATTCCAAAAGCATTTTTAGGATTTGAAGAACAAATTGGTTCTAAAGCAACATTAGCTGCTGAAGATGTTCGTTTTGCTAGAACAATAGAAAGAATACAAAGAATAACTCTTTCCGAGTTAACAAAGATTGCAATTGTTCATTTATATGCACAAGGATATCAAGACTCAGAGTTAACTAATTTTGAATTAACTCTCACAAATCCATCTACAATTTATGAACAAGAAAAGATTGAATTGTGGAATAATAAAACTTCTCTAGCAGAGTCAATGGTAAGAGATGGGTTGGTTTCTTCAGAATGGATTTATAAAAATATATTTAATTTTACCGAAGATGAAATCAAAGAAATGGATGAACAAATTACATTTGATTACAAAAATAAATTTAGAAGACAACAGATTGAAGCCGAAGGTAACGATCCTGCTAAAAGTGGTGAATCACAAGGTACACCATCTGATTTAGCGATGGGTAGAAGTGGTCATGAGTTAGGAGATGAAGGTGGTGCACCAGAGGGTGGATTTGAAGGTGCAGGTAGACCTAAAGAACCAAATAAATATGGTAAAGATAGTGGTGTGAGAGGAAGAGATCCATTAGGAGCTCATGATAAGAAAAAAGGTGGTAGTGGTTCACCTAAATATGGAAAGTCACTAGCACTAGCACACTATGATTCACTTAAAAAATCAATGAGTTTTGGTAAAAAAGAACAAGAATTAATAACAGAAGTATCTGAATTAGAAGAAGAGTACCAAAATGAGGTAAGTTCTTTAACTAAAGATATTTCAAATGACTAATTATTATTTAACTTTATATTTATTTATGAGTAAATATACATACATATTGGAGTAATTTATAAT